GGATATTAAATGGCAGTCTTCGTGTGTCCCATGAAAATGTCATCGAACTATCGAGGCTTCCCATCGAAGATATCAACGGACTCAAAAGACTGCTCGACAGCGGTTCTATCGACCGTATCGGCTACTCCCAGTTACGGCATGAGCTGAGATGGCAGAGACTGCCGACAGGAAAGCCGGATTACCGTAGACGCAGACGGGAAAGGGAAAATGCCGAAGCCGGAATCAAACAGATGCCTGTTACCGACCCGGATGCCGAACTTTCAAGCCTTAAATTTACTATTCCCTCTTGGTCCAAGACCATATCAAGAACAATGGAGCTTACTGATTTTCCTTCCACATCCGCTTCTGCACGGCAGGAAGTCAAAACACAGCTTGTAAACCTTACACGAAAAATAAACAGACTGCTGAAGCAGTTGGAGGAGGATTCAAATGACAGATGAACAGCAGACAGCAGAACAAACTGACCTCATGCAGTATGTTCCCAAAGTACACTTTGAACAGATTCCCATAAAAAACCTTGTATCCAATCAGGAATACCAGCGCAACCTCTCACAGCATCATGTCCAGCGTGCTGCTGCGAATTTCGACCTGTACCAGATAAATCCAGTGAAGGTCAGCCGCCGGAACGGCATCAATTATGTATTCAACGGGCAGCACACCATTGAGATCGTTGCTCTCGTCTCCGGCTCAAGGGAAACGCCCGTATGGTGCATGGTCTATGATGACCTCGTATATGAACACGAAGCAGACATTTTTGCCAACCAGATGAAATATGTAAAGCCCCTGCTGCCCTATGAAATATTCATGGCAAACATAGAGGCCGGCAATGATAAACAGCTCATCATCCGTGATCTGGTGGAATCCTATGACCTCTCCATCACTTCTTCATCAGTTCCGGGCGGTATCTGTGCCGTTGCCACGCTTGAGAGCATCCACGATAAATACGGCTACCACATGCTTGACCATGTGATCCGCCTGATCGTTGCAACATGGGAAGGCGCATCCCAGTCCTTCAGTGCAAATATGATGAACGGACTGGCACGCTTCCTGAATGCCTACGGGGATGCCGTCAAGGATGATGTGTTTAAGGAAAAACTGGGAAGGATATCCATTAAGGAACTGTCCCGTACTGCCAAGGACAGGCGTTCCGGCTCCCTTGGATTTGCAGAGGCTCTCCTTATTGGCTATAACAAGAAATGCCGTAACCCGCTTCCGTGGGATAAGCTCTACACACATAAGCTGCCACAGAAGAAAACAGATGAGCCGGAGCCGGAAGAAAAGGAAGATGACACTCCGCAGAGCAGCCAGCTTGACTTATTCGGCCTGAATGATGATGGGGAGGTTTCCGAATGATCATACGGAAACCTTTACCCTGCTGCCTTCCAGAAATGCAAATTCATATTTCTTTGCCCCGAATATTGTTATTTCTTCCAAGACAAGCTGTGCGGCTTCAGGGACATATTTCTGGAGCTGTCCATTTTCTGT